TACATTGATTTACGCCGTTCACAGGGCAGACGTCCGTTTATTGACGGCCCACACTTTGAGATAAGAGAGTAGGAGGTCATCATGGCTAAAAAAGGAAGAAACATTGGTCGTCGCATGTTTGGTCGTCGCGACGATGATATTAAAGAAGCAACAGGTAATGTGACAGGTACACGAAAAGTGTCTAAGCGCATTGAAGACGCTTTATCAGAAGCAATGGACTTCTTGAGTGACAACCCTACGGAAACGTCTAGAAATATTCCGAAAGATAGAAATATTCCGAAAGACCCAGCGATACCTCGTGGCACTAGGTTTATCTCTACGCCTGATTCTATTTACGACGAAGGATTTCCCCGTGATTTAATGGCGAAGCAATTTGCCACGCAAAAATTTACACTTGGCGGACGCGTTGAGAAAAATGGCGGGGATGTGCGCTATAACCGTAATCGTGGAAAGACTTATTAAGCTTAGGGGTTTTAATGGCACGGGCATCAGAAAAAGAAAAAAAGGCCGAAGGTAAACGACTACAAGGTCGTGGGTTTTTCCGGAGAGAAGACTTGCAAAAGGATTTTCCGGAATATCCAGATAAAATATTGCGGGGGAAATTTGGCCCTCCGCCTTCAAAAAAACTTCCGGACTCTATGCTTCGTATTGACAAAGAGGGCCGTGTTGTTGGTGCGCGTTTAAAGGACGGGGGCCGTATTGGTGACGTTCGTGACAACCCTAATCGTGGAAAGACGTATTGATGCCTATAATTACAATTAGCATAATGGACGGCGGTATTCCTGTGGATAAAATGGTAAATGGGGATGATGGCGGTCCTAGCTGCCCGATTGCCACGCAGGATGCGGAGGCTAATGAAGAAGCCAAGGAACTTGCCATAGAAGAAGCCAACTACCGAGATCCGTCTAATGACGGTGGTTTTAAATTAACTGAGGTTTGCGGTAATTGTGGCGCGTATAACCAAACAGATGACATGCTTGAATGTATCGGGGATGAATCTGGGGATCTTGGTTATTGTCAAATATACAAGTTTATGTGTTCTTCGGACCATGTGTGCAATGACTGGGTCAAGGGCGGTCCAATAAAATCTATGGCGGAAGGTTCTGAGAGGGATATTCTTTAATGGATGCTATTGCATTTGCGCAGTTTATGTATAAGGTCTTAAAACAACGTCAGGATGAAATAGCTGACGCGCTTGCTCATGATGTGGCAAAAGACTTTCATGAGTATAAATTGCTCGTTGGGGAGATACGGGGCCTCTCCTTTGCACGAGAAGAGTTAAAAGCCCTGCTGGAGAACGCTGACGAAGATGTCGAAGACTTTATATCTTCCTGATCACGTCGCGCAAAAAATGAATAAAGAAAGACAAGAGCAGTCTTCTTCTATTGATAGCGCGTATGTTGACGCTAAAAACAGGGTGTTAGAGCCCTCTCTTCTGGACAAATCGCTACTTGAACGGCTTCCGCAACCCACGGGTTGGCGGATTTTAGTTATGCCATATCAGGGCAAACAAAAAACTTCCGGGGGACTTTATGTTCCGGAAGAAGTCAGAGAACGTGAAAGTATTGCCACAGTGGTTGCTTACGTTCTCAAAGTCGGGCCTATGGCTTATTCTGATGTCGAACGGTTTGGAGACAAGCCGTGGTGTAAGGAAGGCCAGTGGGTTTGTATTGGTAGGTATTCAGGATCAAGATTTAAAATTGATGGGGGCGAAGTTCGTATTCTTAACGACGACGAAGTTATTGCTACTATTTTTGATCCTGATGATGTGAAACATGTCTGAGGGTATTACAATGGAAGAAGACGTAAAAGACATTGAGGAAGATGTCGAAGTTGAGGTTGAGGCATCCGAAGAAGCGCCTCAGGAGCAACTTGAGCTCGAAGCTGACACAGCGGTTAGGTCGGATGATGAAATTGAAGACTACAACAACAAGGTTCAAAAACGGATCAACCAACTAACCCGCAAGTATCGTGACGAAGAAAAAGCAAAAGAAGAAGCGGCGCGGCTTGCCGAGCATTTAATTGCTGAGAATAAAAAGCTTCAGTCTCGTGTGGAAAGCTTGGATAAAGGTTATCTTACGGAGTTTGGTGGTCGGATTGAGTCTCAAATAGAGCAAGCGAAACGTGAGTATCGTGAAGCGTATGAGGCTGGGGAAGCGGATAAAATGTTTGAGGCACAGCAGAAGTTGTCTCAGATGGCTATTGAATCCGAGCGTTTGCGGATGGCGCAGTCTCGTGCGCAGTCCCGCACACAACAGCCAGAGGTTCCCGTTTCACAGGTTGCCCCTGCTGCGCAACCGCAAAGCAGGCCGGACCCCAGAGCGGAGGCGTGGGCTCAAAAAAATGATTGGTTTGGATCTGACGAGGTTATGACATATGCTGCGTTTGGTCTACACCGTAAACTTGTCGAAGAAGAGGGGTTTGACCCAAACGACGACTCGTATTATACTGAACTTGATCGTCGTATTCGTGCGGAGTTTCCGCAGAAGTTTCAGACGAAGAAATCGGGCGGAGCACAGGTCGCACCTGCTGGCGCTTCAGCTACCCGCACTACTGCAAAACAGGGGCGCAAGTCGGTGAAGCTCTCACCATCACAAGTTGCGATGGCGAAACGTTTAAACGTGCCGCTTGAAGAATATGCTAAATACGTGAAGGATTGAGATATGGCTGATACCCGCACTACTCGTAAGAGTGAAACCCGCGAAAAAGAAACGCGCAGAAAACCATGGGCACCGCCCAGTCATCTTGAGGCACCAACTCCACCTGATGGGTTTGTGCATCGTTGGATTCGAGTCGCTATGCGTGGCGAGGAAGACAAAATGAACGTCAATTCCAAGCTACGTGAAGGATGGGAACCTGTCCGGAAAGATGAGTATCCAGACTATGAGGCTCCGACTATCGATGAAGGTCGATATGAGGGGGTGATTGGACAAGGAGGACTGATGCTGTGCCGTATACCTGTTGAAACGGTGGCAGAACGTACTGCATATTACGGGGGCAGAACCCGCGAACAAATGACCGCTGTAGATCAGGACCTTATGAAGGAGCAACATCCTTCAATGCCTATAAGTAATAGTAGGCAAAGTCGTGTAACCTTCGGAGGCCGCGAACGCGACTCCGGATAAACTTAGAGGATTGCTGATATGGCAAACACTAACGGTGCATTCGGACTTCGTCCGATTGGCGTAGTCGGTCAGGCTGCGAACACCACTGGTGCGACCGAGTATCGTATTGCCTCTGGAAACACTAACGCGATTTACCAAGGTTCACCCGTAATCCCGCTGTCAACAGGCTTTATTGACATTGTTGGCGCGGCTGCTGGTGGCACGGTAGGACTTGTTGGTGTATTCTGGGGCTGCGAATACGTTTCGTCCACTACTGGTGAGAAAGTTTTTTCTAACTACTGGCCCGGTTCTGGCGCGGATTCAAACCATCCCGTCAAAGCCTTCGTGTATGACAACCCGATGCAGACATTTGTTATCTGTTCAGACGCTTCATTGACTAGCGAAGCAACTGCGCGTGGACATGTGTTTGCAAACGCAAACTTTGCAACGGCTACTTCTGGTTCAACGACCACGGGTATCTCATCTGCCAAGTTGGGTGTTAGCACAATCGCCACCACTGCTGCATTGCACTTGCGTATTATGGGGATTCAAGATGACCCAGAAAACCAAGACTTTACAGCCGCTGGTATCCCACTCATCGTTCGATTGAATAACAGCTTCAACTCACCAAATGGTGCGATTGCTGCTGGTACTCCATCGACAACTGGCGTATAAGGAGGCTAACTAATGGCTATCTCTCGCGCACAACTAGCGAAAGAGTTGGAACCCGGCCTCAACGCCTTGTTTGGTATGGAGTACAATAGGTACGAAAACCAACATGCAGAGGTATACACCACGGAATCTTCTGATCGTGCATTTGAAGAGGAAGTTATGTTGAGTGGTTTCGGCGCGGCACCAACCAAATCGGAAGGTTCTGCGGTAAACTTCGACGATGCTAACGAGGCATATACTGCTCGTTACAACCACGAAACTATCGCGCTTGCATTCTCTATAACAGAGGAAGCTATCGAAGACAATCTTTATGATCGTCTTGGCTCGCGGTACACTCGTGCGTTGGCTCGTTCCATGGCACACACAAAACAAGTTAAGGCCGCTGCGGTCCTTAACAATGCCTTTACTGCTGGCGCATCTGCTGGTGGTGATGGTGTTGCTTTGTGTGATACGTCACACCCACTTACTTCCGGGGGTACGTTTGCCAACGAACCAACAACTGCTGCGGATTTGAATGAGACATCTCTTGAAGATGCCCTTATCAACATCGCAGGTTTTGTTGACGAGCGTGGTTTGAAGGTTGCACTACGCGGCATGAAGTTGATTATTCCACGTCAACTACAGTTCGTTGCAGAACGTTTGATGGTGTCTAACCTTCGTGTTGGTACAGCGGACAATGATGTAAACGCAATTCGTTCAATGGGAATGTTGCCTGAAGGCTATGCCGTCAACGACTTCCTAACGGATCCAGATGCGTTCTTCATCAAGACAGACGCACCTCGTGGTTTCATCCACTTTGAGCGTACTCCGTTGTCAACTAACATGGAAGCGGACTTTGACACAGGAAACATGCGCTTTAAGGCTCGTGAACGCTACAGCTTTGGATTTTCTGATCCTCGCTGTGTTTTCGGTTCCCCCGGAGCGTAAAATGTGTTATAGGGGTTGTGTCGTTTTCAAATGACATTCCTCCCTGTTTGGACTGGGGCTACTTCGGTAGCCCCTTTCTTTTTGCCTGAAACTTCTGTATGGTTAGTATATCCCTGACAGCTACATGGTGTGGCTGACACTAGCCGAGACAGGAGATACCCATGGCTAACACAACTTTTAGCGGTCCAGTACGCTCAAAAGGCGGATTCAAAGAAATTGATGAAAACGCTACAACTGGTGCAATCACAGAAAACATCTCAATCACACACGATGGAACAAACAGCGTTGTGATTATTAAAGACCTGCCAACGTCTGACCCATCTGTCGCAGGACAAGTCTGGAGTAACTCAGGTGTCTTGACTGTCTCCGCAGGATAAGGAGATAGATCATGGCTGGTCCAGTCAGTGCATATAATTGGGTCCAAGGAACGTCGGCTGCGGTTGTCGGTCCTTCTCGTTCTCGTTTACGACAGGTTGTAATCTATGGTGCGGCTGCTGGTGCGTTTACCCTGAAAAACGGTGGCGCATCTGGGGAAACTTTGCTTACGCAAACGTTCCCTGCGGGACACCACGTAATGAACATTCCTGATGACGGCATTATCTTCTCCGAAGGTGTGTACGTTTCTGCGTTTACGGGTGCAAGTAACCAACTGACGATCATCCTTTCGTAGGAGGGTCGTATGGCATACGATATCCGTTCTATTACACAGGTCGGAACTTCGGAGCCGTTTGAGCTTCAGGTGTCCCGGGGTCAAATTCCGGGGCACTCTGTGCTGCATAAATTTGGTGCTGTTCCCTCGATGTCGATTAACACGGCAGGAACAATCTGGGATATAAACGATACACTGTATCCATGGTCGGCGCTAACATCAGCGAGTACGTTAACTGTAAATCGAGCAAGTGCATCTGATGCAAACAAGACTATTACTATTCAAGGTCTTGATGCCGACTATAAACAAATTTCTGAAAATGTAACGCTTACAAACGCGACGGGTAATGCTACGACCCAGTCTTTTATTCGCGTGTATCGGGCGTTTATGCACAATGGTTCGTCGTCAAACGTCGGCAACATTGATATTAAGATAAGCACAACAATCGTTGCACGGATTACAGCAGGCAAGGCTCAGACACTTATGGGCGTATATACGGTGCCTGCGGGATACAGTTTGTATCTGACTCAAGGTGTGATGAGCGTACAATCAGGTGCGGATGCGACAGGAAACTTCTTTGTTCGGTACGGTGGAGAATCCGCTTTCCGTATTGCGCATACATTTGAGGTTGCATCGGCAGAGTATTTTTATGCTTTCCACGCCCCGTTCAAGTTGCCTGAAAAGTCAGACATAGATATACGCGCCGAGCTCAGATCGAACAACGCACGGATTACAGCGGCGTTTGATGCATACCTAATTCAAGAAGTGGGGAGCCTATAATGGCTAAGATCGACAAAGATAAAATGGCATGTAACAAGCCCAAGCGTCAGGTATCTGGCGGCAAGAAGTTTGTTGTAAAGGCATGTGACAAGGGAAAAGAAAAGATCGTCAGATTCGGGGACGCCAATATGACTATCAAGAAGTCAAATCCGAAACGGAGGAAATCATTTCGTGCAAGACACGGCTGCGATACTAAACGTTTAGATAAACTAACGGCTCGTTATTGGTCGTGTAAAATGTGGTAAGACAATGGATAAGAATATTCAACTTTTGCTTTGGGGCGCTGTAGTAACTCTTTGTACGGGAGGAATAGCGTGGATGATTTCTACATTAATTTCAGTAGATAAACGGACAGAAGTTATGCATGTAAAGTTAGATCATTTGGTACAATCGATTGAACAGTTAGCAGAAAGGCAGGCAAGTTATGATAGGGCGTGGTCAAATGCCTTTCCAAATATCAAAGTCTCCAGAGAGGAAAACTAATGGCGAAAAAAGACGCTTGCTACCACAAAGTAAAAAGTCGGTACAAAGTGTGGCCCAGCGCATACGCAAGCGGGGCACTTTCAAAATGCCGAAAAGTGGGAGCCGACAACTGGGGCGAATCTTCTAAGAAACGTAAACGCCCTGTTAAGAGAAAACTAAAGAGCGGTGGAATTATAGCTTTTGGTTGTGGCGCTGTTGAAGAGGGTCGTCGTAAAGAGACGCAAATATACTGATGGCAAAGAAAAAGAACACATTACGCGAATGGTTTTCCCAGAATGACGGAAAGGGTTGGGTTGATTGTAAAACGGGCAAGCCTTGTGGTCGTCAAAAAGGGGAAAAGCGTAAGAGTTATCCGGCCTGCCGCCCTACTATGGCACAGTGTACATCAGCAGCGAAAAAGAAGAAATCATCAAAACGAATTAGCTGGAAAGCTAATGGGGGTTTAGTGAGAGTGTTTTGAGAAGTAACAGGAGTATGTTATGAAAGATTTAAGCGGAGACGGAAAGGTCACAAAAGGCTATAAATACGGCGGCAAAGTCAAACTAGCGGGTGGCGGCTGCGTTATGGCTGGTCGTGGCGGCAAGTATAAAGGGACGAAGTGATGGCTGAACGTAAACAGATTAAACTAAAGAAAACCCGTGGTGGTGCGCAACAATATGAACGCTCTAAAGGTGATTTTAAGCGTCATGTTGATGATTTGTTTTATAAATTTATGGCAAATCCTTCAGGCGATCCTGATTTTTCGGAAAAAAGGGCCAGATTAAAGGCTGGCATGTATGGTGCTAGTGAGTATCTTGACGCTGGCGGTGAGCTTGAGGAATTGCTTATGGGCTTTGCAAAAAAAGACGCCAAAGAAAGAAGGAAAAGGCCAGTAAAAAAGGCCAAAGGTGGTATGGTCAAAAAGGGATACAAAAACGGCGGCTGTGTGATGGCAGGTCGTGGTGTTCGCAACACACGAATGGTGTAAGATATGACAACTTCAGGTTCTAGGGACTTTAACATGGATGTCGGTGAGATCATCGAGGAGGCGTATGAACGCTGCGGCCTCGAAGTTCGCACTGGTTATGATGCAAAAACTGCGCGACGGTCACTAAACCTGATGTTTGCAGACTGGGCAAACCGTGGTGTAAATTTGTGGACGGTTCAACAAGGCACCGCCACGCTTGTTCAGGGCACAGCGACGGTTACATTAACAGCGGATGTGGTCGATGTTTTGGAAATGGTTTTGCGCAGGGATGGCACGGATTACGAGATTGAGCGGATTAGTCGTGGCGAGTATATAACCTTGCCGGATAAAACCACTCAAGGTAGACCAAGCCAGTTCTGGTTTAACAAACAGATTGATCCCATAATTAATTTGTGGGCTGTGCCGGAAAATTCCACCGATCAAATTGTGTATTATTACGTGCAGCGAATTGAAGATGCGGACGCTTTGGTAAATACAACTGACATGCCGTTTCGGTTTTATCCATGTATGGTTGCTGGTCTGGCGTATTATCTTGCGATGAAACGCGCCCCGCAACTTGTTCAACTTTTAAAAACTGTTTACGAGGAGGAGTTCCAACGTGCAGCGGATGAAGATGAAGATCGAGTTCCTTTAAAGTTACAGCCTAGTATTCAGTATTTGAGGGTATAATGGCATATGCTTCTGGGAAACATGCTTGGGGTATATCTGACAGATCGGGAAGGCGGTATCGTCTGAACGAGATGAAGACGGAATGGACGGGTGCCAAAGTCGGGCCCGACGAGTTTGAACCTAAACATCCGCAGCTTTATCCCCCTAAAGCTTATCCTGATCCACAGGCACTTCGAGATCCACGTCCGGAGCAAGGTTTAACAGCGCAAAGAGATATACAATACGGATTTGATCCTGTAGGATTTTATGAAATTGCCGGGATTACTCCGGCAAATAGATTGGTTGGGACGGGTGCCGTTGGCACAGTTACGGTGGTGACAACATGAGCTTTACATATGCGCAGCTTAAAACGGCTATTCAGGATTTTACCGAAAACACTGAAACAACGTTTGTTAATAATTTGCCGATTTTTATTCGCACGGCGGAAGAGCGAATTTTAAAAAGTGTTCAATTAGATTTGTTTCGAAAAAACGTAACTGGGAACATGACAAGTGGGAATAAATATTTAGCGCAACCTTCTGACTTTTTAGCGCCGTTTTCTTTGAGTTATCTTAGCAGTAGTGCACATGAATTTGTAGAGTTCAAGGACGTAAGTTTTGTTCAAACGTACACACCAAATCCGGCAACTACAGGACTGCCGAAATATTATGCGGTGTTTGACAATACAAACTTTATTTTAGCTCCGACCCCTAATGCGGACCTCACTGTTGAAGTGCATTATTTTTATCGCCCAGCTAGCATTACATCGGGAGCGGAAAGTGGAACAACGTGGTTAAGTGAAAACGCAGAGTTGACGTTGCTGTATGGTTCTTTGTTAGAGGCGTATGTCTTTATGAAAGGGGAGCAAGACGTTATGGCGATGTATGATAAACGTTATCAAGAAAGCTTAATGGGCTTAAAAATGCTTGGGGAATCCAAAGAGACAACTCAAGAGTACCGGGTTGGTAAGGTTATAAGGCCAAAACAATAATGTTTGATGCTAGAGTAGACATATCCGAAGCGCCTATTGTGAACGTAATCACGACAGAAAACCGTGGTCAGACTCCTGAAGAGGTTGCGGCAAGGTGCGTAGAAAGGATTGTGCAGGTTTCTGAAACTGCGCATCCAGTTTTGAGAGATCAAGCAATTGCCTATCGTGACGCCGTACAACAAGTGGTGACGTTTTACATGAAAGAGGCTATAAAAAGTGACAGAACTACGGTATATAATGCAATCAAGGATGCTGGGCAACTCAGTCTGGCAGAAGCCATAAGGAGACTTTAGCATGGCAATTACACAGGCAATGTGTACTTCTTTCAAGAAAGAGCTTCTGTTAGGAGTACATAGGTTTGGAACGAATGCAGCCGACACAATGAAGTTGGCTTTGTATACAAGCTCCGCAACATTAGATGCGACAACAACAGCGTACTCAGCCACAAATGAAGTGTCTGGCACGGGATATAGTGCTGGTGGAGGAAGTTTGACTGGGGTGGCTCCGACAACAAGTTCGACCACGGCGTTTACAGATTTTGCAGACCTGACGTTTACAAGCTCAACGATTACCGCAAGGGGCGCATTAATCTACAACAGTACACCAAGTGCTAATGATGAGTCTGGCTCTGCGCTTACGAATCCGTCTGTTGTTGTTTTAAACTTTGGTTCTGACAAGACATCTTCAAACGGTGACTTTACAATTCAATTCCCAACAGCGGATGCGTCTAGTGCTATTATAAGGATCGCGTAACAATGGCAGTGCTTGTAAACAGGGCAAAGATGTCCACGGCAACAACAGGCACTGGGACTATTACATTGGGCAGTGCGGTTTCTGGGTTTCAAACCTTTGCTGATGCTGGTGTTACTGACGGGCAGACGGTTCGTTATGTAATTGAAGATGGTGCAAATTTTGAGATTGGCAACGGCACATACGGTGCGTCAGGCACGACACTAAGCAGGTCAGTTCTTGAAAGCTCAAACTCAGATGCGGCGATAAACCTGTCTGGGAATGCTTTTGTTTTCATTGGCGCGATAGCTAGAGACATTACTTCAGATGTGGCAATAACGGGTGGTAGTGTGACGGGCATTACGGATCTTGCTATTGCTGATGGTGGAACGGGCGCTTCGACTGCGGATGCGGCGAGGACTAACTTAGGGACAACGGACGAGGCCACGGCTCTCGCCATTGCATTGGGCTGATCTATGGCAAATACATTTAAAGTTGTAACAAAAGCGGGAGTAACAACCCTAGATGATATCTACACGGTTGCGGGATCCACAACGACAGTGGTTCTTGGTTTGGTTCTTGGCAACACAACATCTAGTCAGGTTACGGCTACGGTGACGCTTTCTAGTGATACAGCTAACAGGGCTGGTAACAACGATGAAGCGAATCAGGATGTTGAGATTGTGACGGATGCGCCGATACCTCAAGGGTCATCTCTTTCTGTGCTTGATGGTAAGGTTGTTATGGAAACTACGGATATTTTGAAGGT